CCGTTAGTAGATACGACGGGGCCTTGGAAGGTGGTATTTGCCATGATTTTTCCTTACATGCAAGTTAGGCGTATCTGTCTGCATGTCGTCAGCCGGGACTGTCAGATACACCGGAAACCCCGGAATAGATTAAATATACACCAAAAGAAACGACAGCGCAACAAAAGAAAAGGGGGCCGAAGCCCCCTAATCAACTAGAGATAAACCCTAATTACGCACCGGGTGAACCGAAGATACCCAATGGGTCTGACACACCAAAGCTGTAACGCTCACGGGCCTTGTAACGGCTGTTGCCGGTATCAAAGTCTGCGTCCATGCCGGTCTGCATAGCACTGCGTGTGAAGTGCTTCAAGCCGTTAGGAATGTCAGTCTTCAAGAACCAAGCATTTGTGTCGGTCAAGTAGTGGTTGATTGTGTAACCACCGGGGATAGCGTTCATCGAACGCAATGCGTTGATGTCGTTATCGGCGGTAGCAACACGCAAGTCGGTTTTCAACAAGCGCTCAGCAACGAATTGCAGGCTTGGTGGAATGACCAACTTGGTAGGACGAGCAGCGATCAACAAACCACGCTCATCTGTCCAGCCAGCGATTTGGATAACGGCGGCTTCCAAAGAAGTCTCGTTCAAGTCGGCAGCGACAGAGGGGCGGTTAGAGTTGGTGCCACCAGAAACCAGAGGGTGAGCTGTAGAGCACAGAACCTGACCGTCACCGTAGGTAACGCCGCTTGTGAAGGCTTGGTTCAGGATCGCAGCAGCTTTAACCTGCTTGGTGTAGGCCATAGCGCGAGCCAGAGCTTTGGTGTAACGAGCTGACAAAGAGTCATAGAGGTTGTCCTCAATAGCTTCTTCGGTCAAGCTGAAACCCATAGCGATGGTTTCGTGCGTATAGCGGGCTGTCCATGCTTCTTGCGCGTTGTCGTAAGACATTGCTGAACCCTCGTTTTTGACGGGGGCTGCGCTGAAGCCAGACAGTTTGGTCTCTTCTTCGAAGGAACGATCAGAGCTTTCGGTTTCGAAAATCTCTTTGTGCTCTTCGCCGTACTTTTTGTACTCCAAGCCAAACAGTGCGTTTAGGCCGGGTAAGAGTTCTTTAAGTAATTGACTGCGTGAAATTGCCATGATTTAACTCCTTAGACGCCAGTAGCGTTTTGATACTGGTGCATGCCCCAGTTCCACTTAACAATAACTTCGGTAAAGTTACCAGAGGCGTCTTTTGTCTCAGGCACGCCAGCAATCACGCGCACAGGCAACGTGTTGGTGGTAGCAGCAGACGAAGACAGCACTGCAACTTTAGAGTCACCAGTGTTAGTGTCACCAGCGTTTTGGACCAAAGCCATGTTGTTACCAACAACGGTTTGACCAACACCAGCAATAACGGTTGTACCAGACACAACGGCAACCTTGAACAGGGTGTCGGGGTCATCAACAACGATTGCTTCAATGTCAGCAGCAACAGTGTTAGCGGGATACTGCTGGCTGAACAGTTTGTACTTCAACACAGGGTCGGTGTACGAACAGCCAACGAACACGCCAACAGGCGTAGCAGTGGTGGTGCCTGCGTCTTTAACAATAACACCGTCGCTTGACAATTTAACCAAGTCACCGTTGAAGATGCCTGTGTCGTAGCCAGAAGCGATGGGGAAATTGCGGGTCGCGCCTGCAAAAACCTGACCGCCGATCAGATTGACCGGCTTTAGCCCGTAAGGGGCGGATACCGTGGGATAAGCCATTTTTAGCTCCTAAAATTAATTACCTTTGCCAAAAGTCACCTTCGTTTTGCGTTCATTGAACAGCGGCATACGAGGATCGTTTTCGCGCATGAAGTTGTTATCCACAGAGTGGATTTGGTTTGTGGCCTGCTGACTGAAATAGTCATTACGGTCTTCAACCAATTCGACGGGGGCTTTGCAAAGCATCAACCCACCAATGATTACGTTATCTTTGAAGCGCTCGTTTTCGATGCCTCCAACATAAATCTCTGGATGGTCGGACGCCTTAACAGGTTCCCAGCCTTCACGTAGTTTTGAAGAAATATTCATGGGATCCTCTTCGCCACGAGTACTAATACGCACCCAGTGAAAGTCGTACCCTTCTTCCGGTGTGGGAGAGGGTAGCGTTTCGGGGCGAACCCAGCTACGCTTGCGGACCGTTTTTTCACGGGTTTCAAGTTCTCGGTTAAGTCGATTTTCAGCCATTTTGTTTCCTCATTTCTATTGCAACCTGTTTGGCGTAGTCTTCCAGTGATACACCGAGCTTGTTTGCTAATGCAACCTGCGTACGTGTCAGCGTGATTTTTCTTGGGGCAACGCTTCTTGTAGCTGGCGCAACGACATTTGCCTTACGGCGCGGCTCGTCACTCACTGTTTCGTGCTCATCTTCGTCGTCGAACGACTCGGGGAACACTTGTCGCATACGAGAGTTGATCTTCTCGTAGTATTCGTCAGATTTAGGGTTGACGCCCTGTTTGACCAATTTCTGATGCAACCCCAACGCGAAACTGGTCATCTCATCATCTGATCCAAACCATGTATTGGCTTTTTGCCATTCCACAGCTCGGTCGTCAACAGACGGTGTTGGAGCGGATATAGGTGTTTGTACAGCAGTTTCAGGTTCTTGTAAAGCGGGTAGTTTAAAATTGTTTACTCGCTCAACTTTCATTTTTGCGCCAGTTAGTGCTTCTTGAGCCTCAACTACCGCATCTCCGTCACCTGCTTCGTACGCTTGTTTGTATCTAACTTTGGCTTGTTCCAGCTCAGCCGCAGCATTTCGCTTAGCCTGATCCAGCATGACTTCTTGGTTTTTAGACAAGTTGCCACGTAGCTGACCCACCTCTTCTTGGAGCTTGCGCGCGTAGGCAATGGCTTCTTCACGCTCTCTGGCGGCTTCTTCTGCTGCACGGCGTTGGTCGTGGTAACCCTTGCTAAAGCGTTGTAGGCGTTTCTTAACCTTTTCCGAGTAGTTTTCCAACTCGTCATCGGTCAAATCTTCGGGTGGGCGAGACTTTTTCTTGTCCCGATCCTGTGCTGGGCGGTCGTCAACGACTTGGATGTCAAAATCCTCATCGTCATCCTGTTGCTTTTTAGCCTCTTTTTGGGCTGGTTTTTCCGCTAACGGGTCTTCTCGACCCGCTACTTTGATCTCTACAGACCCGTCTTCGTTCACATTAACCGCGTCATCCGTAGATTGATCTGGGTCTGGAAACTCAAACGATACTTTTTCCATTGGCATGGTTTACTCCTTATGCACGCGAAATGCCTCGCGGATCGGCTACGACAGCTTCAATTGAATCGTCGTTCATCAGGCGGTATTCTTGACCGTTGACCATCAGGCGGGTGCCTGAGCTGGCGCGGAATACAACACAGTCACCGGGTTTGCACCAAGGCCCGTTCGGGAAACGGTCTTTGTCTGCATAGCACTGCTCACCCATGTCTACGACGTAACCCACTACAGTAAGGATTCGCTCCTCGTGCATGGTTTTGTCGGCTTTAATGATGCCGCTACCGTAGGTTTTCTCAACCGTTGGCATGGCAATTAGCAACCTGTATCCGACGGGTTTAGGCAGTTGGGCTTCAACTTCCTCGTCAGTTAAGGCGGGTTGGATTTCACTCATCTTCGTTGTCTTCCATAGAACGCAAAAGGTCTTTTGTGGTTTGGATAGCAAGCTGGAGACCTCGAATCCTGCCTACTACTTCCCGGTACTCAGCGAAGTCTTTAGCTCCACCCCCTACCAGAAACTGTGTTGAAGAGGCCACATCCTCTTCGTGTTTTTCAATGAGCACGTCATAGACGGTTTTGGCCATTTTTTAGCCTTTCTTTGGCTGTTGCTTCGGAGTAGCGAGCACCTTGAGCGCGTCCAGTTTCAGCTTGGCTTGCTGTTGACGCTCTTGGGTATTGAGGCGAGCACTGTTTTGTTTCTCTTGAGACATCAGGCGTGCGCCTTCTTTTTGCGCTTCGATCTGCACACGTTGCTGCTCCAACTGGAGTTTAGCCCCGGCGATCTGTGCGTCGGTCTGGTCTTTCTGCTGCTTGCGCTGCACTTCAGCTTGTTTGACCTGTACCTCAGCTTGCTGCAACTGGAACAGCGGGTCTTGGGCTTGTTGCTGAGCTTGCTCCTGAGCGGCTTGTTGCTGGTGAGCCTGTGTAAGTTGTTTACCTGCGTCAGCCACCAAGCGCGCCAACTGAATCTCCATCTCCTCGGGCATCTGCTCATCGGGTGCGGGCAGCGGTGCGCCAAGGCGTTCTTCGATCTGTTTGCGGTACTGGAAGCCCAAGTGCTCAGCAATGTGTGCCTGCATAGCAGCCATCATGCCTTGCGCCATCGGGTTCTGACCAATAGTCTGAGCGATCAACGGGTCTTGGATAAACGACTGGTGAGCAGCGATGTGCGCTTCGTGATCTTGGTAGATAAACGCTTTTACTGGCTTACCGATGAGGATAGACATGTTCTCTGACACGGGGTCACGAGGCTTCTGATCTTCACTCATCGGCACCATCTTGTCCGCGTTCTTAACGCCCAGCACCTCGATCATCTGACGATGCAAGTACGGCAAGTCATAAATCTGCGGGGCAGACTGCGCCATCTGGAACACAGCTTGATACTGCACCACACGCTGCGCCATCGTTGAGCTGTTGGGGTCGCTAACGGGGATCACGTCCACCATCGCGTAGTCTTCCTTGCGTGCGCGTGCAAGACCTGACTCTGGCTCGTACTGATACTCTTCTGGTGCGTACTCAGCGATGATGCCTTTTAAGAGTTTGAACTCCAGCTTCATGGCGTAGTGCACACGAGACTGAACCGCAGCCATGGGCTTTAACTGACGCTCAAGCAGTGCGAGTGTTGTGCCAACAGGCGCGTTAGCGCTCATGTCAGACACGTTCATGTCACTGATCGCGCCAAGGCGTCGGCCTTCTTCTGTGATCCGCTGCAACAGAGCAAGCAGTGTTTGTGACGGCTCTTTATATGGCAGCGTCATGATGTTGTCTTTGATGTTGCCTGACGGCACATCTACATCACGGAACTCACCCGGAGCGATCGGCGTATCGTCGCCCTTGACTCGCAGACCACGAGACTTCAACCCACCGGGCAGGTTTGACAGCGTACCCGCATCAACCAACTGACGGATGAGGGCGGTGCCTGCGCGTGCGTACCCACCGATGATGTGGATCAAGCCCAGACCGTAGAACCCGAAGCCCGGCACATACACATAGTGCACGAAGTGGTCACGCTTCAATGTCAGCGGATCTTCCTCGTCCCAGTTACGACGCACAGCCAACACCTCACCGGTGCCACGCTCGATAGTCACGACGTATGGTTTTGCCAAGTCATCTTCAGCATCATCAACGCCGTCGATACACAAGTCGGCGTGAATCTCAAGCACGGTGTAGCGGTCATCACTTGTTAGTGAGTAACCACCTTCCTCGGCTTTCTTCTTCTCGATGTCTGACGGGAACGATTGTGGTTCACCCAACTCAACGTCGCGGTAGAACCCTTGCGCCATCAGGCGTTTCATCTCGTTCTTTGTCTTACGCATCACGTGTGTTACACGCTCAGCCTGCTCGATGTTTGACGCGCCGTAAGGCACGATCACATCTTCTGCTGGGACATATATAGACACTTGACGACCCATGCTCGGGTCAAAGTAAACTTTCTTGAACGCAGAGCCTGCGAGGCCCAAGCTGTACAGCATCCGCTCATGCTCAGGGCGGTACTCAACCATGCGGTCGGTTAGCTGATAGTTCATATCTGTGCGCACGCGCTCAGCAGCTTCTTCTTTCTCTTTAGTGACCTTACCAAGAATCTTTGTCTTGACAGGCCCCGCTGCCGGGAACGTCTCACTCATCGTCTCCGCTTGGAACCGAATAGCCGCTTCGGCGAGGACCGTGGAGTACACACCGCACGCATCGTCCCATGGCTCAGTGCGCTCTTCGTATTTGAAGCCCAGCACATCAAGACCCTTGACGAATGTA